TGCATCAATAACAACCGGTGGCGAACCGAAAGAACCGTGAGATGCACCCTGCAAAGCGCAGATTGTTGATCCCGATAGTTGTATCTCCCTCTTTAAATTTTCTAATAACGCCTCGACTCTGGCGTGCCCTATTCTTCTATTACCCATAATATATTCCTCCTATATTTGTTATATGGTTACGTAACCTGAATTTCCACGAAATACAACCAGCCGCTTCGGTTGCATATCTTCAAGGGACAGCGGCCTCGTCCCAGGAGGATATTCAAATCACAACTAACTAGGTCTCAGAAAAGAGAAAACCCCCGTCAAGTGAATGACGAGGGTTAAATCTTTTGCTAGTTTTGACCTAAGTCAATTCTTAGCTTGTTGCGCCTTCCTCACCGAGGAGACCGCGTACGATAACAAGACCATACATATCTGGTCTAACCATCTTCTTAGCGTAACGGGTCATGACACCCTTACGTGGTACAAAGTCCTCTGTACCGAAAATAGTAGGCGTTACCTGGAGTGGCACGTATGGAGCATAAACATAACCACTTTCAAGGAAAGAGTTACCTCTACGACCAACTAGCAGCACGTTGCGTGGGAAGTATGGGTCAACCATGACGTCAAACTTCTTGCTAAGTGAACCAGTCTTTACAGCACCGATGTCACCACGATCCGAATCAGCAGTTACGCTGGCGCGGAAACCGCTTGTGAACTCAAGGATGTTAGCAACTTCTGGAGAGCAAACAACAAAGTTTGCGCCACCACGAAGTGTCTTTCTGTGGATCTGAGCGCTCACGTCATTGATTGTCTCAATGAGAGTCTCGTACCACTCGCTAACAGTACCGGTGAAGTCAGGTGCTGCTGCTGCTGCACCAAGTTCTGCGCCGTTGCTATCAACGAAGAGACCTGGAGCGCGTGACCAGTAGCGTGTGCCTGCCTTAGCGCCTCTAACGAGGTCACCAAGAATTTCACGGTCAATTTCAAGAGCAATTTGCTCTGAAAGGATACCAGTTAACTCAACTTCTGCGTCGAGGTTGTGATAAGCGTTAAGATCCTGACCTAACTCAGGTGTCCACTTCGCCTTCAACTTCTTTGTAACTGCGGTAACAGCAATGCTGTCAACCTTGATGTCAATCTCAGGAATGACATCAGCGTTTGGCGCTCGTGTATTGGAAGCCTCTTCCATACCCCAGACATGCTGTCCCTGAAGAGATCCAACATGGCCAGTGCCAGTAAAACTGTCTTCAAGTGGAATTTCCAATCTAAGACTCGTTGCGTCTCCTGCACTTGCGATTGTTGCACCAGTATCTGCTACAACGTAAAGTGAAATGTGCGTCAACTCAGAACCAGCAACAATCGCGCCTGCAGAGTTACGATAACCCAATTCCGTTAATCTACGAATAACGTGAGCATTGCTTCCGCCGAATGTTTCATCAGTATCTCCATCGTCTTCTACAACCTTGATTGCTGGAAGTGCACCCTTGTTAATAAGCGCCATGTTAGCTGGGCTAAGTGCCACAGCCAAGAGAGCGACAAGGTCGGTTTGAGTTCCTTCCAAGACGTCAGGGTCAAATCTAATTGCCTTCTTCTGTGCGACAGTAAGTGCGCTAACAGCAACACCTGCTGTTGGCAAAACTGAACCACCAGCCGTAGTAAGTCCATCTGAAAGTTCGTTATTAGCAGCGGTCATTGTACTTGGTACCGCATCGGCAACATCAGTAAGCAAGATAGAACCAGTTGGTGAAGAATAACCTGTTCCCAAGTTATAAAAACCGCCTGCGCCGCCGTCTTGTCCTGCAGCGGTACGTGCATTTGCACGGTCAACCGCAAGATCAACACCGCCAGTCAACTGACGACCAACAACGTTACCGCCGTAGATGGAATCTCCAGCGTCAAAATTTGATCTTTCATTGGTGAACGTGAAATCCAAGAAGAAAATAAGTCCACTTGGAAGACTCATAGGCTGAACGCTTACGAGTTCGTTCGCAATCAATCCACCGAATACACGACGGACGATTGGAAAAGCAACAGACGCGAAACCTTCTACGTCACCTGCTGCCATTGAGGATGCCTCACGAAGAAGCTCCTTTGCTTGGTTCTCAAGGAGAACCGCCATACCATTCTTTTGGTTATCATTCGAAATACCTTCAAGGAGACCAGTTTTTTCCCACTTAGCGAGAAGTGCTGCACCTTCCTTTGAAACGTCACGACGAATAATACCTTCAGTTAATTTTTCTAATACAGACATTGTATTGTAACCTCCTAAATTAATTGTCTTTATTAATACCAGCTAATCGCTGCATTCTTTCAGCAAAAATATCTGCTGAAGTAGTAGTTCTCTGCTCTTCACGAGCACGAACCAGTAAGCTAGACTTTCTATTAACTGCTTCACTCAGCGATTGCGGACTCTTCTTGTGACTAGTCTCCACTGTGTTTTGAAGGGTTTCATAGATAACCTTTGCTTGTTTTGCATCTTCGGATTTGGCGATTGCTTCAACAATTTTCTTTTTCTGTCGCTCATTCAGTGAGCCACAATCTAAAGTCCGATTGATATAAAGTAACTTTGCGTTTGACGTATTAACAGCATCAAACTTTTCTTTAAGTTGTATAATTGCACTTTTATGTGCACTTAATTCTTGATTTAGTTCCTCATTCTCGGTTACGAGAGTTTGGTTGTTTTTGTTAAGGGATTTGTTAGATTCTTCCACTCTGCCAAGTGCGGACTTGAGTGCCTCAAGTTGCTCTTTGACTTCGTCGTCTTGCATTCTAGCAAGTTCCATCTCAACTGCGTAGTCGATTTCTTCGTTTGAAACACCCATGAACCCACGCTTTTGTGGTTTCATGTCCACCTTTAGAGACTCGATAAGATCATCGGCAAAAGTATTTGCGATTTCCTCTTCTAGTTGATCAAAAGTCTCGGTAGCTAAAGAGTCGGCGTCTGGAGATGCCATAATGTCATCTTCCATTTCCGCGCCCATGTTCTCTCTATCGATCTTGTCGTCTTCAAATTCGTCAGATGCGTTGATGCCTTCTTCCTCTTCCATTGCAGCAATCTGCTGCTCAAGTGCTTGAAGATCAAGTTCCACAACATCAGAATCAGACACTGGTACGTCGCTTTCAAAGTCTGCGTCCAAGTCTGGCGCTTCCTCTGAAGGTCCCTCTGCAAATTCGTCGTCTTGCTCTAGCAAGGTTGACACTGCGTCTTTGATTTGGTCTGAGTATTTTTCAATTACCATTTGTTCTGCGTTTTTAAGCGCGGCCTCTCTAAGTGCTTTTGCATCGACGATGGCCTGTTCTAGAAGTGAAGACATAAGTAACCCCTTATAAAATAATGTTCAATAATAAATAGTTAAAGCATTTTCTAAACACCTGAAATTTATTATACCACAATGTGGGATTGTTTTTTAGTGTGCGACAGGATTTGTTCGAAGGGAGGAGAGTCCTGGAATTACCAACCTTAACGGCGGTGAAGCCAAGGTCTTCCTTCTTGCCACAAACAGTGGGTCGTCCTTTAGTTCCCTAATGTTGTCTATTACGAAATCGGGTCTTATAGTATGTTGTCTTTTCATTTTATTTCTCCTAAAAAGTTGAAGCTGCTGCGGCGAACAAGTCTGTTGCTGCTAATGCATCATCTGACTGACGAAAATAAACTTTATCCACTCCAGAGACTTCGAACACCCTGGAGAGGTTGACTGCCGTGTTTGTTGTGGTCAGTTTGACTTGGGTTCCGTTGACGTCATACAGTTCTGCCCATGCCTGACTAGCGTGACTGTACCCCCAAGCAGTGATAGTGTGAGTGGTGTTAGTTTGGTCCGCTCTCCAATAAACGTGAAGATATCTTTGATTCTCTGTTCCATGCCCATCTGACGAGTTGCTTGGTGCAGCGGTTGGCATGTTGCCAGAAATGCCACCATGAACATAAATCTGATGGTCGCCTGCTACGTTTTTCGGTTGTCTTGTTCTGCCGTGGGAAGAGTGGATAAATCCCTCTGGCCTTAATCTATCGGTAGGTAAGGCAGGGGCAGTGACGATTGCTGCACCGTTAGTGAGCGTTCCGTTGTGTCCAGACACGTAATCCCTGATTCCACCAGTTGCGGTTGTGTCTAAATCATCTCCCAACTTCCACCAAGAGATTAAGTCTCCATACGTCGTCGCTTTGAGCATGTTTTTTACGCGGCCCGAATTGTATAGTTCAGACACTTCCGTAGCGGAGAGTTCTTTGTTAAAAACACATACATCAGCGATTCGGTCCTCGAACCTTCTATTTGCGTTGGCCAAGTCTTCAGTAGCACCGATGATCAGCGGTGTGGTGGTAGCTCTCTGCCTAATATACTCTTCTCCAACGCTGTTTACTTCCTCGTTGGTCGACACTGTCAGAGATCCATCCGTATAAACCTTTATCCCTGTATGAGACGTGCTGCCATCATAGGTTGCTGCGACGTGATGCCATGTGTTACTCGACAGCGATGCGGCGTCTGCTCGTGCGCGAATAGCTTCTCCAGATACAGAACTGTCGTTGTCGTACAAGAACACTTGCAACTTTCCGTTAGAATGCTTGAACAACCACTCTGATTTTGAGTTTGTGAAATTTGTCTTTGCCACAATTGGACCATCGTCAGATGTAATGTCTCCAACAAAAACCCAGGCAGATAAAGTAAATGGTTTATCAGTAGTACCGTCAGTAAAACTAAAGACATCCTGGTCGGGCACCAGAACGTGGTCGTTCGTACCATCGAGAGCTACAGCATTTAAGTTAACTCGTTTACTCATTGATGCCCCCTAGAACGTTGAGCACGCTGCAAAAATTGTATCATTTCCAGCAGGTGGGGCATCTGCGCCAGCGGTTGTGCTTTGCAAGTATACCCTATCAACACCAGAAATTTCAAAAACTCTGTGTATTTGCGGTCCTGCGGAGTTTGCAATTGTGCAAGCATTACCATTTACATCAGTTAGTTTACCCCATGCTCCAAATGCATGACTGTAAGCCCATACGACTATTCCTAAGTTTGAGTTGTCTGTCGATCCATCCAACAAGACGTGCAAAAACCTCTGATTTTCTGTTATGAACCCATCAGAAGATGTTGATGGATCTGCAGTTGGTGCTGTAACCTGTGCAGTTGAGGTTGCACCATTTAAGTTTTTTGGTCTTCTTGTTCTGCCCCAACTACTGTGTCTGTGAAATTCTGCCATCTTAAATCTCCATAATTAAATATATTTAGTCTTTAAACTTTTCATTAAACTTTCTTGTTGACTCTTGGGAAAGTTTTTTCTTCCTTTCCTTCTTCAACTTTCTGGTTTCTGATTTTGAGACAAACCTACTGCGGCGTCTCACCTTATCAATCAACCCTTCTTTCTTTGTCTTCTTAACAAACCTTCTAATCATTCTCATTTGATCTTCATGATTTCTAGGTTTTACATCAAAATTAACTGTTTTTCCCATTTTAAATCCTTTATTTTAAAGCGTTCCATTTTTTGCCGAAAGCACCCATCAATCCGTCAATGTCAATCCCTTTGTCTTTCGGGTCAACGTTGGCGAGCGGAGATGCACTGGGCGATGCGCCTGATGAACCACCAGAACTTAGCGGTTCTGTGCCTTCAAACACATTAACGCCGCCATATGATTCCTTCCCGATCGCCTCAAGCATCTTGTTCCTCGATTCCTGCAATCTCTCTGACACCTTTTCTTGCCTTTCTTGTCGAATCACATCGAACTTCGGGTCTGGTGTATTGTTTTCTACGATTGGTTTCCCCATACCAGAAACTATTTCCGCAACCAATGTGGAGAGTATCCCCTCTTCAAAGATTGCTTCCTTTATGCACTCCTTGACGAGCGGTTTCAAAACTTTTTTTAATTTGCTCAGTTCTTGTTGTTTCATTTGTTCCTCAAAATACTATTCATAATACTGTTTATTTTGTCCTGTTTGGTCAACGGTCTGGTCATGTCCTTCGATTCATGCACTTGTGACATGATTGCACCTGGTGTGGACGGGTCCGATACCATGTCAAAGCAAATTAATTGAAAATCATCCTCAACTATGGTTACTCCGTTGCGCTCGGTAACAGAACCCATACCCCTAGAAGAGATGCCACAGGGGACGTTAGCTTGAACCAAACTCTTCAGGATCATTCCTGACGGGGTCGATAAAACCTCAATTTTTCCCATCACCTTGTTGTCGTCCATCCATATCTGTGTCACGAGATGAGAAGCGTTCTGAAGGTTGATCACCGAGGATTCAGGGTGGTCCAACTCGCCGAGGGCCCTGCGCTGATCAACCAGTTGCCCGTATCTCTTGACCTCCCTCTCAAGGAGTGCGTGAGAGTAAACTCTCCCATTCGCGTTCTCAGTCTCCGACATCTGCATCACTCCAGTCAAGATGGTCACCTTTCCTTCGGCAACTCTTCGCTTCTCGTCCTCGGTTAGCAGATCCTGACAGATGCCTCCATCACATAGTTCAAAATATTCTCTCAATAATCTCATAACATTCCTCATTGCGGGGATCACCCGCGTCAGTTACTTACCGCTGCAGCAACGTCTGACTTTTTGTAACATCCAGCGCTTCATGTCAACTCCTCCAAGTTGTGCCTTATTTGAATTCCGTCATCTCCGACAAGCATACTACCATAGTAGCACACAATAGAAGAATAACACCCCAATACAAAGGCAGTGACCAAAGAATGGTCAAATGTAAATAGTTCAGTAAAAGGGCTTATCGCCCACAAAAACAAACCTGACCAAAACCCAGTGCACATAGGGCACCTGAACAAGTCCCCAAACCACCCCTTGGTTGGTCTAACTTTATTAAAAATCTTTCCGTAAACTAGAATCTGAGTCATACCGACGCAAGCGATTGTGTAGGTGAGCATTACCTTTGTAGCATCTCCCTCAAGAGAGAGTACATGTACTGATACCCATACGGTCTGGCTTGATGGTCCATAGTCCCCTTCTTTTCGTCATGTGGAACCTCTCCGAGTTCAGTGGTGTCTTCATCCTCTGGATCTAAAAAGTATTGCTGCAAGTCTTTTGTATACAATTTCCTGGAGTCGATATTTGGCTTCTCGTCTTGTAAAAAGTTGTATATCTCCAGCAGTGCAGACTGGTAGGAGGAAACGCCTTCGATAGCAGACTCAAATATGTCACCCTCAAGAGAAGAATAGAAAGACCCCGATCTAATGGAAGACCTTCTAAGAATGCCGCTCTTGCTTAAGTGGTATAATAGAGACTCTTGAACCGTGTAGGCCTCTTCTTGATCTTCTTTCTTTGGGAACGTCGTAACCTTCAGACCCTCCTTCGAAACAACAATGTCCATCAGGTCGTGATCATAAATCATCAGATCCCCAGAGACTGAGCGTCGTGCTTCGAAAGTAACGGTCTCTACCACGTCTTCGCTCTGCTGGTCTGATTTTACAATATTAATTTTCAACATTTTCCAACTCTCTTACAAGGTCTTGAATCTTCAAAACCTCAGTTACAATTGTGTCATCTATCTTTCTGTTCGCATAACCTTCGACCAGTCTGACAATGTTCGAATACTTCTCCTCCATCTCTTCATTACTGAGAACTCCGCTTCCCTTGAGAGAGGTTAGTCTACTTTTAAGTTTTCCAATGTGTTCATTGAGATAGTTCTTAAGACCCAATGAATCATCCGCGAAAGATGCGATGTAGTTAGTGAGCAAATCTCTCTGCTCAGGTGGCAGGGTTGAGTACTTCTCGTTGAATTTGTTGACAAAAGTCCTATAGGTCAAGTGATCAACGTGACTGACTTCTTCTTTCTGCTTTTCAGACTGCAGGGATTCTATGATTCTATTTTCCAAGAGGACTTTCTCTTTGATAGAAGTCTTGTTGTTAAATAGATTATACACAGTTGCCAGGTCCTTGTAGTTTGGAACAAAGTTGGAAAACACGTCAGACGACAGTTCGTAATTTATTTGCTTAATGAGTCTATTCTGTGCATTGAAGACTTTCTTCTTGTCTAAGGATTGGTATCTAGATTTGGCTTCTTTGAGAATCCTTGTCGATTCTTCGCCACTGTATCCCTTGGTTTCCATGACCTCTCTGTATATCGCCAACTCTTCGTGGAGTGGAGTACCCTTTGAGAAGTTCTCCTTTATCATCACCTTGACCGTTCTCTGTCTCTTTACATTATTTTTAATGATAGATTTTACATATTCTCTAGTGAGCGTCTCGAACAAAAATCCAGTGTTTCTTTTCTTGTTATGTTTTAGTCTCATTTTTTGGTTTCCTATTATCAAGTTCGTAAATCAGTTTCTCTACCTCTGCTGTCAAAGAGAAGATTTTGTTCTCCTCCTTTATATAACTAGTATCGGACACCTCAGAAGCCCCTTGCTTATCTTGCTCATAAATACCCTTCGAGAGAGTCTTTAGTCCTTTGTACCCTGGTATCGCCTTTGAGACATAAGATTGGCGTCGAGGACCGGAGTCCTCTCTCCTGTCAGGTTTGTCCAACTTGACGTGTATCTTGCCCCTAGCTCTTCTGCCTTTTTCTGCCATGTGGTCGAGATCTTCTCTAGATCCTGGAGCCGCCAAAAGCGGAGATTCGTCACCGATAGGATCTTCCCCCCCACCAGAGAGAGCTTCTACGCCACCCGTCGTATCAATACCTTCGCCGCCTTCGCCAGCAGTGCCAAGATCTCCACCGAGCGCGTCATCGGTACCGAGCACCTCTTCGCCTTCCGTGTCACCGAGGGCAGACCCAGGTGTCGTAACTTCTGCTTGAGCCTGTTCCGCGACGGCCTCCAGCATAGAATCAAACTGCCTGTCATAATATAATTGTCTTTGATTCTTCACGAACTCTTCTTCTGTCATGTTAAAGAGGTGAGAAGCAACCCATTGTCGACTAAAGTACCCTTCAGTTGCAGCAGAGGCGACATCGAATTTGGTTTTCCAGTGTTCCAACTCTTGCAATTCTGCAATCTTTGATGGATTGTTGAGTCTCAACTTGAATGAAACAAGATCTTCACCTCTGAACCCCAGAGTATAGAGGTGTATGACGCCTATTTTTTCCAACTCTGTGACAATAGACCTTTGAAGTCTCTGAACAGTCCTTGCAAATCTGATATCTTTCTGGGCCAGGGTGGTGGCGTCTTCGCCGCCGCCTGCTTCAGCGTTGGTGTTCGATAGGTACGACCCAGGAACCTTCAAAGCGGAGAACAACTTGTCCCTCAAATATTTCACATCATCAATGTCACCAGTATAAGTTCCCCCAGGAAGACTCTCTATCCTCGACGTCGATCCTGCGCGAGTGGGTACAAAATAGTCCTCGTCGACAGACATGGGGTTGTATCTCAAATCGACCCTGCCCGAATCAGGATCTACGATCTGGTTTCGTTTCATCGAAGTCATGACCTTTTGCATATACTGCTCAATGTCTTGTGGCGGAATATTACCGACGTCGATATAGAATACTCTCCTCTCCGGTGATCTAACTATGCGATATGCCATCATCGCATCCTCGATGAGGGTCAACTGTCGCCATATTCTTCTAGATGCCTCAAGGACCGAGGACCCATAAGGAACGTACTTGTCATTTCCTAAAATTCTAAAATGCGAAATTTGCCAATTTTCAAAGGTGAGTCCGGCAGAATTCCACTGAAACTGGCAATAATTGGGATTAGTCTTGTCCTCACCCTCTAACCTTTCAACCTCTTGTCCAGGTAGTCCTATAACGCTTTTTATGCCCAAGTCCTCATCAATGTCCAGGTAGAGGAAGTAGTCCCCATACTTGCACATGGTTCTGCACCACCCGAAAAGGTTAAATTCTAGATTCATAACGCTAAAGTAAAGCGAATGTAGAATGCTTTTTATTTCTTGGTTATTGCAGTCAATCGACATCAAGGGTTGCAGCACACTATGGGTTGTCATCTCGTCAGCATAGATGTCAAGGGCGGCGGCGATTTCTGGAGTATACTCCATCTGGTCGAAGTCGACGTACCTCTCTAGTCTGTTCTGGCTACTTTGGGCACCACCGTACAGTCCAGCAAATGGGTTGTAATCAGTTCTCTTGAACTGCTTGCCACTGGCAGATGTGAACCTCTTGGCGTGAGTGTCGAGTTGCCTTCTCTTTAACCTTCTGGCGGTTTGAGTCCTGTAGTTTACAATAGGACCCGACAAGAGTCTAGTCAACTTCTTGAAGAGGTTGCTTTGATTGTTTTTTGGATTTACTTTTCTGCCTCTGCCTGCCATTTTACTCTTTATCCTTTAAATAACCATGGGAACTGGGTGTATGTCTTATCATGCTGCTTTCTCTTCTCAAAAACACTGTCGCTTTCATACCCACTCATACCCTTTATAGTTGTATTCATTTTAGTCTTTGCTGATACCATTGTAGCAAGGAATGCTTTATTATATTCAATATTTCTCTTGTTCTCAATCAAGGCCGTGTCCCTAACCCAACACCCAATCGCACAAGCCATGATCAAGTCATCATTATAAGATCTCATTGCTTCTGGACGGCCGTTGTTCCAAATAAAAGTCTTCATCTCGCTATACAGACGAGGCGAATTTATGGTAATTAGTCCATTTCTTACAAATTCTTCCAACTTTGCCACAATCAATGGCCTAGTCTTTTGGCTTGTGGTAAACCCCGCGATGGCATTAGCGGCAGATTCTGCCGTAACCTGATCGATGTACTCGTGTGTGGATTTTATCGAATGATACACATTCGGATATTCCATTTCCATAAGTTTACCCAAGACGGCAAACCCGACCGTATTGTTCTCGACAACAATCATACAGTCCCCATACTCTCGACCAGCATCAAATAGTACTTTAGAGAAGAGATCCGGAGTCAACCTTCCCTGGTATTCTGCGACTATCTCCATACTTAAGGTGTCGAAGACATGAAACACTGAAAAATCCTTCCCATCTCCGCGAGCAACGTCCGCGCTTAACAGGTAAGGAACTCCCGGTTGTGCCTCTTTCCATATCCAATAGTTTCTATCAAAACCAGTCTTATATTTCGGTTCAGACACAAAAGAAGAAAGAAGACTCATCTTATCTGGATGGAACACCGTTTCACCTGACATATTAAAGTTGCACTCTAATTCTTGCGCGATCTGCCTAGACGACATATTCTTTGTCTCTTTCTCAAACCATTCTTGGTCTCGGTCTGGATGGACATCCCAAGGCAAAGTCATTGGCGTGAAGTCGTTCGCACCAACGGAAGCGTCCACAAATGTCTTGTGGAACCAGTTACCAACACCATTGGGTGTTGACAGTGCTATGCAACGACCACCAGTTGACAACGTGGGATACAAACCAGTCCACAATTCGTCCAACCCCTCAACGTGTGCAGCTTCGTCAACCACCAACAAGGACAGTGCCTCAGAACGACCGGCGTCACTAGATGTGGAAGACGCTTTTATTTGAGAACCATTGGATAACTCAAACGATGTTCTATTGTCTATGGATACGTTTGATATCTTTATCCACTCTGGGCAGTTTTTTAGTATCGATTTTACTTTTTTCACCAAATTTGCTGCTGTGCCGAACTTAGTTGCTAAGACTAATACGTTCTTCTCTTTGTGAAAGAGCATCAACCACACAACATAAGCGGCGGTAACAGTCGACAATCCCAACTGTCGTGCCTTTAGGACGACGTTAAATCTG